CGTAGCCCTTTGCCGTCGCCAGTGTCGAGCGAAGGGTCAGAATCTCTCCGCTGTTGATCCCTCCGTACGCTATCTGCCCGCCGGTCCGCCCGGCGAGAAGAAGGTACTGCGGATGGTCGTCGTCCAAGAGGCCCAGGAGGAGGCCGTGATCGCTTACCCCTGCCTCTCCGGTCGCCTCCGTGTCCTTGATGGCCTGGAACACTCCGGCCATGCTGTTCGACTTTCCGCATGGAGAATAAGAAGTCTTGAAGTCGGCATTCTGGCTGGGGATCCTGGCCGCTGAGGGCAGCCCCTGACTAGATCCGAGCTGGGGATAAAGGCTGGCCGGAACCGGGTTGTCCTCTTCGTATCCAGACCCTTCCGGGGCCGGAGGGGAGTACCGCTGGCCACTATCGACGCTGGACGTGCGCAGGAATTCTACGTCCCCGCCGATGACGCCGATGTCAGCTATTTTGCCCACGGTCAATCTCCAAACTTTTTCCCCTTGAGGGCGATGGGCCCGCAATAGACGGAGATGCCGTTGACCTTCAGGTTTCCTCCGAGGTTTTCCGCGTTCGTCATTCCTATTGAGAAGTACTGGGAGTTGAGACCCAGTTCGGCGAAGTCTTCTATCGGCCTCCTGTATTCCAGATCCGTTGACGCCAGGGTCACGCCTGTCATCGCCTTCGTCCTGGCCACGTCCTTGTCGAAATCTCGGTAACAGTTGAGGGTCAGGGTCATGCCGGTGGGGATCTCATAGTTCACATCGATCCGCTTCCAGAGCATCGTCATGGATCCCTTGAGCCAGCCCTTCCGGAGCGTAGCCGTGATGTTGCTGCCGCCGTCCTGGTAACCGCTATCGCAGAGGCAGATATATCCGTCCTTTGTCCCCATGTAATTGACGAGGGCCTTGGTCGAATCCTTCGTCTCCACGAGACATGATGGAGTTTTGTGGAACTGATAGAAGTACCATTTATTGGTCTCGTAATTGTAGGCGATAGTGATGGCCGCAGCTCCGCTAAGTCTGTTTGGGACGGAGAACCACACCTCGTGGTACTGGCGATCGTGCATCCCGGAGATCATGTCGAAATAGATCGGGTCGAACGTTCTGACCGTCGTCCCGACCTTGATGGAGAAGTCGTTGGCGTAGGACTCGCACCCGTTGTAGAGCTCGAATCCCCGGTAGGACAGGAACATGAGCAGGTTGTTACAGCTCGTCATGCTCCACGGAGCGACGCACCCGAAGTCCCTGTTGCAGAGGAACTGCCCATACTGCCCATTCCCTTGAGAGATGATGGAGTAGATCGAGTTGACCTTAAAGACGTAGAGGTTGTCCTTGAACGATACGATCTGAGTGATCTTGTCGTTGGCCTCCGACTCCCTCATCTTGATGTATCGCACACTTGTATCGAATTCTTCCGGTTGCTCGATGTCCGAATAGTAAAGCGTGTTATTGTCCGCGTCGGCCACCCACAGTCGATTGTCCCACCAGCAGGAGAACTTGCACCCTGAGGGCGGGACGTCCCTATCCTCGTCCATCAGGGCCCCGAGGGACGTGTCCGGGATGTTGTCGACGAAGGTGGTGGTCGTGTTGTCGTTGATCGTCGCCAGCCAGTAGAAACTTGCCCCATCCAGCGTGGTGCGATAGATCCTGCGCTGGGTGACTTGGGCGTCCGAAGACACCGGGATAGAAGTCAGGGTCACCTTGTCCCCAAGGGCCACGGCGACGGAACAGGCTGACGCCGTGAACTCCCAGTAGTTCCCGATCGTGTGCCCAATAGTGGCGGCGAAGGTCAGCGTGATCCCGTAGGAGAGATAGACCGTGGACGTGATCGGGATCCCCGTGCTCGTCCATGTTGCGCCACCGTCCATGGAGTATTCGATCGTGTCGGGGGTCCCGTTGGCCTGGATCTGCACTCGGACCGTCTTGTTCCCCGTCCCGGTGTAGGTCCCGCCGGAAACGCAGTCGTTGAGCCCGGCCCCCGTGAACGCAACGGCCCCGACGAGGGCCTTTAGGGGGTTGCTCCCGCAGCCGTAGTTGCCCCCGCGCTCGTATCCCACGGCATATCGGTATGTCCCGGCCACGAACGCCCCGCCAGCGCTCGCTGTGAGCGTCGGAAGGGTCGCCGGGAGGGTGATCCCGATCTGGTAATCGTTCCCGTCCGTGTGCACCATCCGGCTGTCACGCTCGTGGACGTAGAATATCTTCCCCTGAACCATGACCGGGGTGATCGGGTGGAGTAGCGTGTTGGCCCAGGTGTGGATATCCGTCCAGCTCCCAGACCCAACCTTCCTCCTGATCTTCGACTCGAGAGCCAGGATCTGGCAGAAGTCTCCGCCGGCATTGTAGTAGGTAGCGTAGTTGTAGGCATCCTCGCCAAGGGTCAGGGACTGGTCAGCGACGCCCAGCCTCTTCTCGATGCGCTTGTTGTCCTTCGAGATCCTCCAGTTCATCATGTAGAGGTAGTCTTCCGGAGACAGTTCCGTGACTGGGGAGACTTCGTCCACCCCTCCAGCCACGGGCCAGGCGAGCTGTTTGATCCCGGGGACGTCGTGCAACATCAGTCGGGCCACTCCGTGTCGTAGTAGTAGGGTTCACGATCGTCGTAGACCATGCGGTCCAGGACGGACTCCCGAATGAACCGCGGCTCCTGCTGGTAGCGATCCCTCCAGACCTTGAGCGTCTGCTGAAGGCGTTTCTGGTAGAGGACGAGGTAACGGGTAGGGTCGACGCCGATCGACGTGGCAGCGAGATAGGCGCCCCAGTACACGATGAGCCGGTGGGCGATCCGGGGGATGTACGTCGGCCCGGCCACGGGCATTACAGCGGCCTCCGGGACGACCAGGTAGAGTTTGATGTAGGCCGTCGTGCTCTTGCTTGGGGTCGGCCGGCAGTACATCGTCTTTCCCTGGAACCACACGCCCCACGGATACTCCTGCGTCTCACCGGTCTTCGCGTAGAACTGGTGCTTCAGCGGGTCGATGATGGGGATCTCTTTCGGGCTCTTCCCCGTCACGTTGCGCTCGACCTTGTACACCTGGAGGAACTCCGCGGTGACCGCGTATGACCCCGTGTTGGCGATCAGGTTCACGTCTTCCGTGACGCAGAACATGTGGGGCATGTGGGGCAGGAGGTCCAACACGACCTGCTCCGAAGCGTCTGAGGCGAAGTCGAGGAGGTTCCCCGCGTCACTCAGGAGTGCTCCCGCGTCCGTGGACTGCTCGTTGACCAGGTTCCTGATCGATGCCAGGATCTCTGCCGTTGTCATGGGCGACCTACTTCAGGCCGAGATAGACGTCGAGAGTTCCGCCGTCGATCGTGGCGAGCTTGAACCCGTTGAGCCTCCGCCCCTGCTGGCCCCAGTCCAGCGTCACGAGGTTGACGTCGGTGTGGTTCGCCTTGAGCTTGATCGCCGTCCTCAGGGCCGCGTCCGGACCGTACTCCTGGATGAGAACGTCGTCATCGATAGCGTTTGGCGCGAAGACGAGCTTCCTGACGATGATCTCTTCTCCGGCGTCGGCGACGACCGCCACCGTATCCATGATCCAAATCCTGTCTCCTGTCACATCGTTAGCCATGTTGGCCTCCTAAGAATCTTTCAGAGTAAGCCCAAGGGTCAAGGTCGGCCCGGCGGGTTCGGGGGCGGGAGGGTCCGGGGGTTCCGGTTCCCACTCATATTCTTCGATCGCCTGGACCGGGCATTGGTTATAGCACTCTTTGCAGGTCGTGCACAGAACGGGGTCTATGACGTATGGAGGGCCCTCGGCTATTGCCTGGGAGATGTCCAAGCAGACCTTGTAGCAGACACCGCACTCGTTGCAGGCCTTCGGGATAACCCGAAACTTCAGAGCCATGAAGCCCTCCTAGTACGTGAACGTCTTCGTGTTCTCCATGCGGTCCATCTTGATGATCCCCTCGGCCATCATGTCCGTCGCGTTCTCGTGCTCCTTGGCCTTCCGCTCATCGTCCTGGGCCTTGAGCCACTTGTAGTAGCGGTCGTTCGTCCGGAAGTGGCGGTTGATCCACTTCCTCTTCTGCATGTCGTCGAGGACGCGCCTGTCGAAGTCGTCGAACACGGCCCGGGTCAGCGGGTGGTTGATCCGTACGATCTCCTTACCCACATTGACGAGCTGGTAGACGTCGAGCTGGATACGATAATACCCGTTGTCAACGTCCCAGGTGACGTAGTACCTTTCGTCGATGAGACTTAGCTCCCGGGCAAACCAGCTTGGGACCGTTACTCCGTTTCTTCCGGGGTATCTGGTTCTGGCTGGGGATCCAGAAATTTTTCGCATGTCTCGAGTGTCTCCGGGGTGATCTTTCCCTGCTTGTCCAGCTTGCTGATCTGCTCGGCGATGATCTTCAGCTCGGCCCCCGTGAAGCTGACCTCGATGATCGGCTCCGCGATCGGGACCTTCACCTCGACCCCGTCCACGGTCTCTGTCTTGTGGGTGTCCCACATGACCGTAGACTGGTTGTTGGGAAGCTGGACGTCTCTCATGTTGACGAGTTTCATCTCGTCCTGCGTGAGTCCGACCTTCTTCCTGATGTCCTTGCAGACGCGCTGGGCGACCATTCCGCCTTGTCCCGGGAGAATGCTCGGGATGATAAGGCGGTCCCGGATCCCCAGTTTCTTCGTGGTTACATCAGTCATAAAAACCTCCAAGATAAGATAGGGGGCCCCGAAGGGCCCCCGTTGAGATTACGAGGGAACCGTGTCGTACAGCGCGATATAGAGCGTCTGGTTCGTCGCCACGTCAAAGACCTTGATGTAGCCGTCGATGTTCCCCTTGACAGCCTTGTCCGCGACCGCGGTGAAGCCTTCGAGGCCCGTGGCCGTCTGGAAAGAGAAGGCGTGCGTCCACCCGGATCCGGACCCGCTGGTCTCGAAGTGGATACAGGTTTTTCTGATGCCCGTCGCGATGGGCTGATTCGACCGGATCCTGATCATGGCCGTCCCGATGCACGTCACCGGGGTGATCGAGCCCTGGCTGTTGTCCTCGACGACGAGGACGTTGGCCACCGTTGAGGCAATGCCGTTCACCCTCAGGGCGACGGTCAGGGTCTGGATCGTGGAGACCGATGCTCCCGACCCGCGGTCGTCCGCGCTGATCAGGGCAGCGTAGATGTTGGCCATGCTCCCGCCGGAGTACTGACGGGCATAGACGTACAGGGCCCGCATGCCGCCGTACGATGCGGTCTGGAGAGCATAGTTGCTGACCTGAATGCGACAGGCCAGGTCTTCCGCTCCGCCCCAGCTCGTGGTGATGTACCCAGGCCCCCGGGCCAGGGTGACGAAGAGGGCCCCCTGCGAGTTTTCGACAACCCCGACGCAGGAGCCTGAAATGGTGAGGACCCTGGACCCGCCGTTCGAGTCCTTGACGTCCATCCTGTTGTTTCTGATTTCGAGTCCGGCGCCGTCCCTTGTGATAAGGAGACGGTTCGTTCCGGACGGATCCCACATAGTCTTGAGATAAGGCATCGTTCGCGCCTCCTATGCGCGTGGAGAAAATGGGGCGGGTGGCATTAGGAGTACCATCCCGCCCCGGTGAATCATGCGACCGTGACCGTCCCGTAGGTGTGGACCGTCACCCATTCGTTCTGGTACATGAAGCCGATCCAGCAGCACCCGGCCGAACCAAGCACGATGGTAGTAGCATTTGCCAAATTGGTTGGCGTGATGGTACAGTTGCCGCCATGCGATAAGTCGACGATGATTTTGAGTGCGCCGGGGGACCCGTTCTTCAGGGATCTCGCCTCGGCCCCCGCGGTCGTTATGAACGTCACGGGAACGTGAGGGTCGATTGCCCCCGCTACGATGGAAGCGTCCACCCCGAGGATCAGCTTGGAGGCGACCTTTACGATCTGAATTAGAGCTCTCGCTGCTTCGAACATGGTCTTCCTCCCCGCCAACTATCCGATAGTACAGCCGTAGTTGGCGATGATGTTCCATTGACCGGCGTAGAAAATGAGAACGACCGCGTCGCCGGATGTGTTGAACGTGATCGTGTCGCCGTTGGCCAGGTAGCTGGGAGTCAGGACGATGTCCCCGACCGTCCGCGTGACGCAGATGATGATCTTGACCTGGCCCTGCCGTCCGCCCTTCAGGGTCCTGGTTGCGGCAGCGGTGTTGGTGAGGACCGTCACCGGGTAGTCTGTGGAGATCGCCCCTGCGTCCGTCGAACTGACGTGGGAGCCGAGGATGAGTTTCGCGCTGACTTTGAGGATCTCGTAGAGTGTTCTTGCTGCTTCGAACATGTTGGCTCCTGCTTACGCTTCGGCGTGTTTGACGTACGTGAGAACACCCAGCGCCTTGGGCATGTTGGTGGACATGTTGTAGTACCAGCGAAGGTTCGCGGAGTACTCGTCCTTGCCCTGGACGCGGGAGAGGATGTTGCCCGACTCTCCGGGGAGCCAGTCCATCCCGCCGCTCTCGGGGGCGATGATCTGGACCCTCTTGTCGTCGATGAAGTACACCCGGTTGTCCGGGCAGTCTTCGTCGTAGATCATGGGGATCCGCTTGGACTTGCCGCCGTAGAACGACAGACCGGCGCAACCGCCCCAGAACGCGGGTTCGTTGGGCATGGTCTTGTCGGCCTCGAGGATGGAATAGTAGGCTCTCCAGATGTAGTCGTTGGAGATGATGACGTTGACGGTTCCGTACCGCTCGAGCTTCTGGACGGCTTCCAGGATCTTCTTGGAAGTGATGACCGTCTTGGTCGTCCCGCCGGCCGGATCCATGTTGAACACCTGCGCCTGAGCCCAGGTCTTGGCGGCGCGGTTGATGTTCTGGAAGGCCGTGGAGGCGGTGATCCCGATGTACGGGTTGGCGGAGTTGATGATGCCGTAGAGTCCCATGGGGACCCCGACGCCGGCCGCTTCGGACGCCGCGTAGGTGTCGTGGTCGAAGAGGTAGGCGTTGTTGGACGCCGTGATCGTTTCCGCGAAGGTCAGGGTGTCGTAGGTCGTGCCCTCGACGATCGTGGAGATCTCGATGTCTTCGGCCTCGAGGTTTCCGGACATGTCGTAGATGTCGACCGACATGCCTTCCGCGATGTAGCGCGAGAAGGGGGTCAGGCCCGAGGAGTCCTGACCGAAGAGCGGGCCGTCGACATAGCCGGTGACGGCTCCGGTGATCGAGGCGTAGAGCTGGGCGAGCCGACCGCTCCCGTCGCCCCAGAACTGCTTGTTGAGCTTGTGGGGGATGTAGAGCATGATCGACTCGGTCTCGGCCTTGACCAGGTCCTTGACCGCGCCCTTGCCCTTGCCGACCGCGACGGCGAGGCCGTCGAACTGGAGGGTCGCGTACATGCCGCGCTTCATGTACATGATGAATTCGTCGTAGGTGCTCTGCTTGGCGGAGGGGAACGTGGAGCTGGAAGAGGGCCGGGCCGACTTCGCGGAAGCCGTGAGGAGCTTCAGGACGCCGTACTTGCCCATGCAGGCCTCGGTGTTCGTCTTGAAGCGGTTGTAGATCGTGGTGTTGATGTAGAATTCCTGCTCGAGCCCGGGTTTGATGAACTCCAGGAAGAGCTTATTGAGTGCCGTGGTGCTCAACTGAGCGACTGACATGGTTATCTCCTTGCTTGGTTAAATAGTGCTTCGATTTCTGGATCGTCCATGCCCCTGTCGATGGCATCGGCCAATCCGCTGAACTTCGGTTTCCCCTTGGAATTCCTGTCGATCGCCGAGACGTCCGCTTTACGCGACTGGACCGTAGGGGGCAGGTCGTCCTGCGTCTCGATGAAATCCGCCACGGCCTCTCTCCCGCCAGTCTTCAAGATGCTGGCGTAGAGTTTCGGGTGGGCCTTGGCGAATTCTTCCGGGCTCATTTCCTCGCTCACCGATCCATCGATACCCTTGGCTCTCTGCTGGGCTTCGTGGACTTGGCGGACAGCCAGGTTGGCCAGGTCCCTCACCGGGGTCTTCTGGTTCGCCGGGTCCGTGACGAGGGTCTTGAACGCCGAGATGACCTGCTGGCCCGTGACGCTCTCCCCTTTTTCGTCGAGGATGTCCTCGACAGGGAATTGTTTCACGGCATCCTCCAGGGCGCCGGAGATGTTCTTGGTCATCTCCTTCAGGAAGTAGAGCTGCTGCAGCTCCTTGAGCGCCTGGTTCTCCCTCTTCATCTCGACGGCGTTCTTGACGAGCTTCTTCTCGAAGTCGCTCGCGTACTCGGGATCCAAGCCCCACTCCTCGAACACCTGGGCCTCTGTCTGAGGCTGTTGTCCGACAGTTTCCGCGGCAGGCTTGGCTTTGCCGTTATCCCCTTCGGCCTTGGTGACGGAGCCTTTCTCCATCCGATCGAGGCGGTCCATGAGCTTCTGCATTTCGCTCTTGCCCGCCTCTTTTTCGGATTCGAGTTTCCTCCGCTCTTCCGCCAGGGCCTGGGTCTTCCTGGTGTAATCGAACCCCTGCTGGACGTAGTCGTTGTATTCCTTCTCGGTCTTGATCCCCACGTCCTTCCCGTTGTGCTTGATGACCTTGTAGAATTTTCCGCCCGGGCAGTCCGGACAGTCGGACTCGAGCTTCTGCATGGGGGTCTTCTCGGCCGGCTTGCCGGCGCCCGCGGCTGCCTCGTCGGCTTCGATCTCGTCCCATCCCTTGCTGTAAAGCTCGTTGAATCCGGGCTTCTTTTCTTCGGCGACAGGCTGCTTTTCTGTAGCTTGGCCTTCGATCTGTTCGGTCATGATACTGGGGTCCTCCTGTTAAATTTTATACCGCCGTGGCGGCGGTTTCTTGAACAACTTCAGGCTGTGCCTGGGCCCCCTCGGCCATCGTGGCTGGCGGAGGAGGAGCTGCCCCGGGCGCTCCCGGGACCTGGACCGCGGCCTGCGCCTGCATGGATCCCATCGCGGCGATCTGCATCTTCTGCATGTGGGCGAGGATGTGGCCCTGCAGTCCGTTCCACTGATCCGTGGGCCAGCGCTGGGCTTCCTCGGTCTTGGCCAGGTCGGTGTGGCAGGAAAGATGGACGGCGTCGTCGTCGTGAGCGTAGAGGAACACCCCTCCGTCTTCCCGCTTCTTTTCCCACGTCCCGTTGATGAAGGCGGCGTTTTCCTTCTTGGCCCGGGCTTCGTCGATCATGTCCTCGCGAAGGCCCTCTTCGATGGCGTTGTCTCCGAGCATCTTCAGGAACTTGTTCGGATCCTGGATGATCTTCTTGTCGTAGAGCTCGAGGAGCAGGCGCTGCTGGATGATCCGGGACTGCTTCATGCTGACCCCGATCTCCAGGACGACGTCGAAGTTTCCGTTGAGGTCCGCGCCCTTGAAGTAGGCGATCGATGACTGGTTGTTAAGGCCGACGACCTTGACCATCCGCTCCGTTTTGTAGTATCTATCCATGAGCTGGAGGCGGAACGTGGCCATCTCCCGGATGGTCTTGTTGATGTGCTTGATCATCGGGTCGATCTTCAGGTTCTCCTGTTCGAGCATCATCGAAAAGAGGGAAGCCGGCGCTCTGCTGGCATACTTCGGGAGCTGCGAGTACGAGACCTCGTGAACGTTGGCGACCGTGTTGAGGGCCGCCATCAGGAAGTCCTTCCAGGCCATAACCTGGGGAGACAGTTCCGGCATGTTGGCCGCTTCCGGCTTCCCTCTGGTCGGGTCGTATTCGAGCAGTTCGAAGGAGTCCATCGTCATCGCGCCCTGGCGCGTGAGAGATCCCTCGGGGATGAGCATCTTGGCTCTCCACCCCTCGATGTGTTCGGAGATGATGGAGATGGCCCGGTTGAACTCCCGCTGGATCCCCTGGATGTGATAGAACGGGCCCGTGCCCCAGAACTTGTTCGCCACCCTTTTGTACTTGAAGAAGAACGCCGGGATCTCTCCCAGCGCCGGGTTGGGGCCTACGTGCAGAACGCACCTGGAGCTCGATATGATGAGACGGCCCTTGGGGTACTTGTCGCTTTTCGCTTCCCAGTACCAGGCCAGGATGTCCGTGTTCTCGTCGAGATCTTTCTCGGAGATGTCCTCGTTCAGTCCGCTGTACTTCTGGCTCCCCTCGCTCCCCTGGCCGCCCTTGTCTTCCTGCGGGCCGTCGAGCTCTTCCTTCGTGACGCCCGGGAAGGCCTCGAGGATCTTGGACCGCTCGACTTCGGCAAACTCGATGAACCACCGCATGGTCTTTCTGGACCGGGCTGTCGGGTCCGGGCGGACGTTGAATATCGACGGGACGTGGCAGACGACCTCTCCGGCCTTCTCCCTGCGGGGGACGGGCTTCCCGGCCTCCGTCGACAGCAGGTCGGCATAGTAGTCCTTCTCGTAGGTCCAGACCATGCAGGCGTTTCCGGTGTCGATCAGGTCGCCCTTCATCTCCTCCATCAGCGACTCGACTTCGTTGACCCTGTCGTTGTGGGAGAGGAACCTTGTCGCCACCCCGGCCGCCTCGATGTCCCCCAGCTCCCCGGAGTTCGGCATCCCGGCGATCTGGTAGGCGAAGTTCACTTTTCCCTCGATGGCTTCCCCGAGGGGCTTCATGAGATTGATGACGACCCGCTTCTTCCGGAGTTTCAGCTCGACCGGCTTCAACGTGGCCGACTGATCGTTCCACTCCGAGAACTGGTCGCCTTCTTTCCAGGCAATCAGCTCTTTCCATTTCCCATGGTACGCTTTTACGACGGGGTGGAAGAGGCGCTGCCGTTTTATGAATTCAATGTGATCCGGCCGTTCTTCTTCCGACAGGTAGACTGACTTATCTTCACCGTTTGGTTCTGTTTTTGTGGCCAATCCCGTGTCTCCTAGTAGCGAAGATCACCCGGGGTGGGGATGCGTTCTCTGGCCTGCTCCAGCGCGTTCTTCTCTCGGTCGACCTTGACCTTGTGATCTTCTTTGAGAAAGCTCGTTAGAGTGCTTATGAATTGCTTGTTTGTGTCGATGAGTTCCCGAAGGAGTCCGTTCGTAGCGTCCTGCTTTTTTATGAGAGCGCTGACGGAGATGGTTGTGTTACACATCTCTTCGAGGACGAGCTGGAATTTTACATCCAGAGCTTCAAGCGCTTTTTTGTCCATCTTTTTCCTCCTTACAATAGGCACAACGGGTGGTGCTTGTCAAGTTTTATTTGTCAATATATGCGGTCGTTTTCAGTTCTGCGGGAATTTTTATCCTGGTGCCGGCCCATGTATTTGTCGAACTCGACGTCGAACGTCGGCTCAATGTTTGGGCTGAATCTCGGCTGCGTGGTTTTTGGAGGGACCCGGCGGATGTCGAGGTGGTAGGCCAGGGAGTCCAGGCCGTCGTCGTAGTCCAGGTGGGGGTACTGGATGAGGTCGGTCTCGAGCTCCTTGTTGTCGATCGGGATGAAGATCCGGCCGCCCTGGAGCCATTGGCGAAGGCGCCAGATCCGGTGCCGCTTCTGCCGGTGCTTGTGCTCGACGAACGAGATCTTCATCAGCGGGAACCGGTGCCGGAACTGGTCGGCGATGGTGATCGAGTACTTCTCCTTCTCGATCCTGATGTCGTCTGGGGCGTAGTCCTTCCGGAGTTGCTCCATGAGGTCCATGAGCTCATCCGGGGATAGCCAGAGTTTCCGGTAGTAGACGACGTACATGTCCCCGTTTTCGTCCGTGTCCACGATGGAGATCCCGGTCGCGTCCTTCGTCTTGGGGTCCGACCCGCCCGGGTCGACGACCATCGTCCGCCAGGATATCTCCGGCGGGGAACTGTAGTACTTGATCCACTTGGGGTAGCAGAGGGCGTCCTCCTCGGGCAGGGGGTGGAGAAGGAACTGGGCGGAGAAGATGGCGGAGCCCATTTCGTCCCGCTTCTCGAGGAAGTCCTCCTCCGACCAGACCTCTGGCATGGCCAGGATCCTGCGGCCCTCAACCTCTTCCCAGCAGGGGACGATCAGCTTGTCGTAGGAGGGCATGCCCATGATCTGCCAGATCAGCCCCTGGAAGTGGTAGGGGGTGCCGATGTCGATCTCCAGGCCCAGCCCCTTCTTCCTGATCTTGGTCAGAATGGCCTTCTGGTAGCGCCACTTGCGCTTAAGCTCCTCCCGGAGGGTGTCCGAGAAGGCGTTTTCGTCGTTCTCCAAGTCGTCGTTGACCATTTCCGGGGCGTGCCGGCCGACCTGGATGGTGTCCAGGGAGGAGAACTCCATGCGGGTGTGCCCCGCCTGAATCTTGCTCTTTGTCATGGTTTTGTAAGCAGATTCAGATTGTG